ACATGATATTTATTTTGATATTTTCTGCGAATGATTCAACATCTTTCATTGATGGTTGTTTACCTTCAGAGATAGTATCGTACATGTCTTTAACTAGAGTATCAATTTTTTTCATTAGACAAAAAAGGGACGCAGTTATTAGCCACGTCCCCCTCTATTTATTTATTGTTAGGCTACGTTTGTAGCAAAGTCATTAGACTCTTCACCTTCTTTAGGTATTTCCTGGAAAGCTTCGTCAACTTCTTTGTCAACATAAGGTACTAAGTCAACAACTTGAACGGCTTGTAGTTCAGCACTCTTACCTGAGTTACCTCCCCACTTCCAATCGTACATTCTATAAAGAACATTTACGTTAGAACCATTACCAATAAGAACCCCTTCCAAAGGACGTTTCATATTGTCCTTGATTTCAGGTGCTCTATTTTGAGTACCATCTTTGCGAGTAGCTTTTCTCTTAATAGTAACAAAGTCTCCTCTTTCGTCTCCTTTGTTTTTAACAGACAGTCCATCAGCTTCAGCTTTCTTTTTGTTTTCAGCATCAACTGATACATCTATACTGTACACTCCACCTTCATCAAACTTAGTGCTAGGTGCTACAACTTGTGCCCAATAAGATTTTCCATTTATTACAGTCATTTTCGTACTCCTTTCATAATTGTCATTTGAATATGACTTATTTTAAATATTAATTATATTTCATTATATTAACATTGTCAAGAACTTTTTACATTTACTTCTCCTTTTAATTAGTGTGTCTCTGCCCAACTCAAACCAGTCTTAAACTCTGCGTCCAGTGGGCATTTCAGGGTTAACTCTTCAGTAGTATTTTGAATGGCAGTCTTTACAATCCTACCCATTTCTTCTACATCTTTTTTGTGTACTTCAAATTGATACTCATCATGTATTGAAGCTACAAGTTTAGAATCAATACCTGATTTATTTATTAAGTTTATCATTTGTCTTAACCAAACTTTACAAGCTATTGCTCCTGCACCTTGAACAATAGTATTAACTGCTTTGTGTGGTGAACGTACATTAAATAATCTACCATCTAACCCTCTTACCTTACCCATAGTTGAGGCTTCTTCTACTTGGTTTCTAAAGTTTTTTAATTTAGGTAGTTCAGATAAAAATTTATCAATAAGTTTTTTACCAACTGACATATCTTTTGAACCAACTATTTGTGCAATCTTTTTTGCACCTGCTCCAAATAAAAAAGCATAGATAAAAGTTTTAGCTTGGTCTCTATTTGTAAGTCCTGCCATGCTCATGTTTCTTGTATGAATATCTCCATTTAATATTTCATTTGTGTACTCAGGTGTATCAATATAATGTGCTAACATTCTTAACTCTAATCCTGAAGCATCAGTACCAAAGATAACGTGAGTATTAGGTTTATCTGTAGTCCATACTTCTCTACACTCTTTACCATAAGGTGAATAAACTGCAGGAATTTGAGCCATGTTTGGAGAGTGGTGACTCATTCTACCTGACACACAACGTAAAGTTAAAACTCTACCATGCACTCTACTTGTTTTATCATTCACAACATCTAACCAAGATGTTATTTGAGAAGTTCTTTTCTTTAATAATAAATATTCAGATATAAGTTTAGCTTCAGCTATATCTTTTATCTTAGATAGAACACCTTCATCTACAATGGGTGAACCTTTATCAGTAAACTTATTTGGTTTCCAACCTAGCTTCATAAGTCTTTCAGCTATTTGTTTACGAGATGCAAGATTAAATTCTTGATGACTAACTTTAGTAAAAGGTACACCTTTAACATAACCACGAGACTTATTATTTACTTTAGGTATAAACTGTTCTTCAATCTTTAATGGTGGAAAAGTTTTATGTACTTCTTTTTCTAACTGTTCAGCTTTATCTTCAAGCATTGCATGTAGACTACTTGCTTTTTTTTGGTCTAAATAAAAACCATTGTTCTCTTGTTTAGTTATGATTGAACGTATATCATGTTCAAGTCTTAAAGATTTTCTAGAAAAGTTTTTACCTTCAACAATTAATCTTTTATAAACTTGGTGAGTTACATCAACATCTCTTTTACAATACGTTAACATCTCTTGACTAAACTGTGAGAAGTTATTGAACTCAATTTTATTTAAACCAATACGTTCACCCCAGGAATCAAGTGAATGACCCTTCTCTCTTTCAGGATTGTACAACTGTGACATGATTAATGTATCAGTTATTTGTCCAATAGTTATTTTTGTATTGAGTAATCTGTTTAGAACTGGTGCGTCAAATGAAACACCATTATGCATTATAATTTCTTTACAATGATTGTTAATAAAGTTAGGTAATTTAGTGTAACAATCTTCACCTACAAATGAATAGGTTTTATTTTCATCAATGTTCTTAGCAACAACACAATGAATATTCTTTGCATCAAGTGAATCAGTTTCAATGTCTAGTATTACTCTCATTTAACCTGAATATAATCTTTTATTGTTTGTATTGCAAATAGTTTTTGTAAATTAATTAGGTACATCTTTGAAGCATTATGGTCTCCACCACTTACTGAGACTTTCCTATCTAAAGAATTAATAATCTTTTTTAAACTGTCAGTTTTAAATACTAACGTGGCATAAACATCATCACCCACACAAAGATTATGAAACCAGTAGTCAGCTTCAGTTGCATTGATACCTGAAGGTTTACCATAACTCTCATATTCAATCGCAATGTTACCAGTTTTTTGCCATACATCACGTTCAGATTTTACCTCAATCTTTTTATCCTGAAGCATATCCTTTATGGCATCTTCTCTGACTTGACCATAAGCTAAGTCAAGGTCAAACTTTTTTCTATTATCTTTAGTTGGTTTCATTGTCATTATCTTTTTCCTTGAAAGGGTTTTCTATTTCAGTCATACGTCCATTTTCTTTTGACCATAAAAGATAAGAAGCAATACCAGTAATACCTGCATATCTATTCTTCAATACTCTAATGATTGAGGTGTTAGCTGATACTTCATCTTCTTCTTGTTGGTTTCTTTCCATACCAATTACTGCATCAGATAATTGAGCAATGGCATGTGAGCCTCTCAAATGAGAAAGAGAAACTTGCTTACCTTCTTCGTGTCCCTTATCATTATCAAGTCTTCTTAGATGTGAAACTAAAAACATTCCTACTTTTGTTTCGTGGCAAAGACCTCTGAGTTTAGTCATTAATAAATCAATTGCTTTTCTCTCATTATTATCTTCACGAGCTGACATAATTAAACTAAGATGGTCAATAAATATCCATTTACAATCACACCCTTTAGCCATAAAACGTATACGAGCCATGATTTGTTCGTCACTTAAAGAGCCAAATGAATTATTATAGATAGTTAATCTATCACTATCAAACTCGTCAACAACTTTATTCAAGTCTTCAATGTTTTCTTTTTCCCATACTTCATCAAGATGTAATTGTTTATTGGTATGTATACCTAACACACCCTGTAAAGTTCTTTCTGCATCTTCTTCAAGAAATATTAAACCAATATTATCTTGAGTTGTTTTCCAAAAATGATAGACTAATTCTCGCATGAATGATGACTTACCCATACCAGTCCCTGAAGTAATCGTTACAAGTTCTCCAGTCCTTGCACCATAAAGCTTTTCATTTAGTCCATCAAAAGGATAAGGACAAGTCTTTCTATCTTTCTTTTTCCAAAGATTATCTCTTATATCTGATACTCTAAGTATACCTTCAGGTGTGTGTGACTTTGCATTCCACCAACACTGAACAAACTTTTGTCTTTGTCCTGCCCTGAGATATTCATTAGCATCTTTTAATTCCATATTAACAATCTTACATTTGTTAGGTGAAAATATTTCTGCTACTTTATTTGCAGTTGCCTTACCTATATTGTCATTGTCAAAACAAATAATTATATTTTCAAAACTATCTAGGTATTCAAAGTTCTGTTTACAATCTCTAACTGCTGACTGAACTCCATTTTTAATTGATACTGATGCCCACTTAGAACCCATCATCTCATAGGCAGATAAGGCATCACACTCACCCTCACATATGGTGATGTACTTTTGACCACCACTAAATAACTGTTGACCAAATAATTGTGACAATCCAAAGTTACCTTGAGCAGTAAACTCTTTTGGTAAAGTTCTAATCTTATTTGCTACATGTTTTTTATCTGAACTAAAATAAGGATAGACATGCTTAGTTATCATACCATTGGTAGTCAGAGTTGTTACTCCATACTTACTAGCAGTTTCCTGGGATATACCTCTATCTTTTAATGATGTTGTTTGACCAACATATAAATCGTTATTCATAGTATTTTTCATTGGTGTTGCTACTCCTTCAGCTTTTTCATAGTACCCACAGTCAGGTGTAAAACAATGTGCATGACCATCAGTGTATCGTGCTAAATTATTTTTACTCCCACATTTTGGACATGCTTCGTGCTTTAAAAATTTACTTTCCATTTTTAACATTTAAACCCCCTAAAAAATTATAGTTAAATAAAATAAAGCAACTGAAAATATTGCTAAACAAAGTTCAATTATTTTTCTCATATAAACCCCTAGTGTAATTTGTCATTATCATTTTTATCGTACATAAACTCAAAGATTTCATCACCTTCAGTTGGTTCTTCTCCCATACCTAATGCTATAAGTTCTTGAGCAGTATCATTTAATGCGTTCTGCATTGTAAGAAAACCATAGTAATCTTTTTCAGCTTTGGTTATGGCTGTAATTGCTAATGCTCTTGCCATTAAGTAAACAGTTTCAGGTGAATCATATTTAATTATTAACTCCATAATTATTTTATGGATAGCCATAACTACTTCTTCACGTTCTTTTATTGTTAACTTTTTTAGTTCCACTATCAACTCCTTCCATCATTTCAACAAAACCATTTATATCTTTCAATGGAACTTGTTTAATATTTGTTTCACCACTCATAGTTAATATATTATCTGCAAGAGATGTTGGTATTTCTTCGTGTGTTTTAAATTTAGATATCATCATTTACTCCTTCCTTAAAACCTTCCATTATTATCTGTCTTGATTTTAAGTCCTCATTATGAATTATATTTATAAGTTTGTCAAGATACCATTGTGCTTTTTTTAAATCTTCCAAAGGTTTTCCTTTATAATCGTACCTCCAAAGATACTTTATAACATTTGCTTTTAAGTAACCAACAAACTCTTTGTCTGACATTGATGCTTTGATACCATCAATACATTCAATACCATCTTTATTATAATGTCGTGGGTTGTTTACGTTATCGTATTTTTTCATATGCGTGTCCATATCTTTTGTCCTTTCTTTTATCACCAAATTCTTTTGGTGTATCACATTTAACTGCCTTTATTTTATAAGGTGCTTTTGTTTCTTCATAAATTTTTATTACAGTTTTCTCACAGTTATCATATAACTTAGGTAAAACTTTTTGATGTATCTTATTGTCGTACTCAAACCATACTGTTATTAAAAAATATGTAAACATATTATCTAATCTCCATTGGCATTGGTACAACGCATTTTCTTTCCTGCACTGGTATGTACTTAGGGTCAACTGGTACACCTTTGATAAGTTGTTGTCTTATCAAATGAAACTCCCAACCAATACACATATATCCTGATTGACTTAATTTACTTCTGTCAATATTTCTTATTGCGTATTCTTGTTCAGCTATCACACTGGCATTATCACAGTTAGGTAGTTCTTTAACAAATAATTCTACGTCACCAACTGGTGAAGCAAAAGTTAAATACAATGCAAACATTTCTTTTATCATTTATCTAGTTCCTTTCTTACACACTTCTGTTTATAATACACATTACCCAAGAGTGTGATACTAGGGTTATGTGGGTCAGGTTTTTTCTTACCAACGTACTCCCATACACAAGTCATAGTCTTGTTATTGTTTGCACGTTGGTGAAAAAAATCAATGTTATCAAGAGTATATAAGTTAATTATAAACCCCACTATTACTGTTTCAATTCCCACTAAAATAATCTCCTATAAAATATAATATTGTAAATAAAAACATACCCATCATAAATCCAAATAAGATTTGCAATGTAAACCATAATGCTCTGTCAACTTTAGTAGACATAAACAACTTGTGGTAGTGGTGTGTAATCTATTCTTCTGTCAACGTGTATGAATGTTCTTGCCACTCCTACAGTCCAACCTAAATCTATTGCTTTCTTAATTAAGTCTTTTCTAAATACTGAATTAGGTATGGCAATGTCAACTGCACAAGTATCTGTGTCCCATTTATCATTACCAATTTTATGAAATGAGTTGGGACTGGCTGAGTACCCACGAGATTGTAACCACTCATTATGTTCTGCTGAACGACAACAAGAAGTTATCTGTAATGGTTCTCCAACATTCTCTCTTAAATTTATAAGACAATTTAAAAATCCTTTAGCTAAAACTATATCCTTTGAAGTAGGACACTGTAATTCCTTTTCACTAAAGTATTTATTATCATAATAGTTTAATTTTTGTGACATTATTTTTTACCTTTCTTATCTTTGTCATTAAGTTCTTTAATTCTTTTATAAGAATTATAAAGTTGTTTATTTAATTCTTTTATTTCTTTTTCGTACATTTCGCTTTTTCTCATCACACTCCTTTCCTTTATCTAATAGTCTATCTAACTGTTTAAAAAAGACATCATTAAATATTTCATTTAATTGTTTACAACAATCTTTATTATTTATTTCTTTGTTTCCAATTACAGTATACTTAATCATCATTATGTTGTTCCTTTAAAAACAATTATACACATTTTTAAAATACTTTGTCAAATTAAAAATGCATTAGTCAAATTACTGACACATATGTGTTGTATTAATATCACAACTTATTCGTGTGTCAATTCTTTGACTTCTTCCTTTGTCATTTTATTTATAATAATAGGTGTATACTCACCTATATACGCACCAATGACATTGAATTGTAGATATTCGTGTGCCTCTTTCACACTCATATCGTCACGAGCTACTAAAATCTTAACCATCTTGGTTAAATCATAGGCAATAACTGTGTCCATGTTACATCTTTCAGCAGTACCTATGATTGCACTATCAAATCCGTCCCATTTAAGCATCACTCACTCCTTTCTTTTACAGTTAAACAGTTTTCTTCATCATACTGTTTGATAGCTAACTGTCGTAGCCATTCATTACCACCAAAAGGGAAAGCTATAAAACATTCCTGCAAAAACTCTGCGTGTTTTATACCTATGCTTTTGGCATACACAACTTCTATTGTTCTATAATCTCCCTCATCTCTATCTCCCCCAACCAAATCTATGATTAGGTTCTCTTCATCAGTCACATCAATGTCATCTTGATGTATGAGATAGTCATTGTACTCATTGAAACCATCAGTGATTTTATATTGTACTAATATTGGCATTAGTTACCCCTTTCTTTC